AAGACAAAAACAAAGGGGGCGGCTTTCGCCACCCCCAGTGTTTTAACTGCTATGAAATTAATCCTAAGATTAAGCCATTTCGTTTGTGACTTGTACCTCATAGTTACGGGCGAGTCTGACATTCTTAGCAACTGTGATACCTTCACCGTCACCAAGCATTACGATGTCATAACGCTCTTTCATCTTCATCTGACGAATGTCACGGCTTGGATCATCAAACTGATCTGTGCTCATGTCATCCTTGACGAGGAGTGAACCAACTTCATTGCGGTCAATCAAGAAGAGATCCGACTTAGCAGCAGTTGAACCACTCTTGGCTGTGAAGCTTACGAATGGTGATACGATAACGTTGAGGCCCATTGGGGCTGTTGCGTTAAGCGCACCGTCTGCTGATTGTGGGCGGTAACCCCAGCTTGTGTTAACTGCAGCTGCTGAACCACCGGTGTGGAAAATCGCATCCTTAAGGAAGATTGACCACATAAGTGGGTGCAAGATGAAGTCTGTTGGAACATGGTTTTCAGCCATCAAAACAGCTGCCATGTCTACAACATCATCCCAGGTAACAGTCTTGTTTGCAGTGCCGTTAATGTCACGGCCAGTCGTGTCATCATATGAACCACTGTCGTTATCAAAAACGATTGTAGCTGCATCCTTGAAACGGCTGAGTGCAATCTGTTCCTTGAGTCTTGCCATTGCGCGACCAGCTGCACGAACGTGCATGCCGACAATGTCCCAAAGTGAGTCAGCAATAACTTCCTCTGTGAAAGCTAGCTTAACACCCTTTTTGGAGACCTTGCCCTCGATCTGCTTAGCAAATGCGAGTGCCTGCTCTGGGTACTCTTGGCCCTCAGGAATTTCTGAGGCTTGGATTGCGTTTACTGCAGGGAACTCCAAGGAGCGTCCCTTACCTAGGCGCACTGTTGAAAGAAGCGGAGTAACAAGAAGTTGTGGCTCTGCTGCTTCCTTAAGGGTACGTGAAATAACCTTTGGGAAGAGAATTGCTGCATCTGGTGATGCAAATGCTTCCTTAATAGTTACTCTGTTACCTTCATCGATATGTCCGTCCTCGGTTAGTGCTGACTCCCAAGCTGGGAGACCCGAGAGGAGCTCTTGGATTGTCTTACTCATCTTAGGACTATTCCTCCTGTGTTATTTTCTATTAAAGTGTAAGATTGACGCGGAATGCACCAATTACGTTGTGAACATCCAAATTGGAACGGATACCCAATTTGCCTGAATATGTACCTGAACGGGTAAGTTCAAATACTGTCTTCAAAGCACCTGGATCCGATGGCAATTGCATGTAGGAAAGCAGACCATCATCAAAGTTGGTTGCAAACTTTTCTACCTCTACTACCTTACCAACTTGGAGGTAAGAATAGACTGCAGATGAGTTATAGAAGTCAGCTGCAGCTGCCTTAACCGGACGGCCCATGTGGTCAGCTCTAACAACTGATCCAACTGTTACGTCCGCATTGATACCATCAACCATTGGATATTCAACATATCCATGAGTGATGAAACCTGCACCCTGTGATGTACCTTTATCGAATGGACGATAGAGGTCGTACTGAGCAACACCTACTGGTACTGATCTTGCAGGAACAACTACTGTGTCAGTTGCGCCTGAGCTGTATGATGGTGTTGCACCATCCATTGGGTCCCATGATGATGGCATTGAGTCACCCCAAGTAACTGATGAACCTGTACCGTTTGCTGGTGCAACTTCTGCGTCACCTGTTGATGCATTTGCCACTACTGAAAGAATGGTTCCCTTTGGAATGACGATTTCAAAACGATCATCTTCACTGTCAAGGTACCATGTTGGTAGACCGGCTGCTGGAAGCAAGTAAGCTGCTGGGGCAATACCCTCAGAAACTACTAGGCGACCTGCACCTGTCTTTGTTCCTACCTTACGAAATTTAGCTAAAGACATTTCATTATCTCCTTAAAGTGTTTTTTCTTAGAGCTTACGGCGACCCATAAGCGCATCTACGAAAAGCTGCTCTGCTGTTTGCTTTGGATCAGCCTTTACTTCTTCTGCTTTAGAGTCAAGGGTAATTACATTTTCTTCACCCTCAACAACTTCTGTTTCAGAAGTAATTTCTGGCATTTCGCCTCTTGCTTGTGTAGCTTGGGGCATACGTGCCAAATCTCTTAGTGAATCTGCTAGAGAAGATGCTGTGCGTGATGCATGCTCTTCAATTGCTTTATCTCTATTTTCTACTGACTCAACGCCTACTGCAATTTTTGCATCTACTACTCTTTCAACAAGAGTATTGTGTAATGCTTTCTTCAGCTTTGCGTTTTCCTCTTCAAGGGCCTTTACTTTTGCAAGTACTTCAGAGTCTTCGGACTCAGTGGCTACTTCTACTTCACCATTGAGTGAATTCTCTTCTTCGGCCTTTTCTTGAGGCTCAGTCTGAACGTCCTCAGACTTCTCTTCTGGCTTTTCAGCTTCTTCAGAATCAACAGCTTCATCAGCCTGTTCATCTGCTTTCTC